GCTGTAGTGACTGCCAGAATGCGCCCGCGCAGGCGCTCACTTTCGCTATCGGACAATCCTCGGATGAGGTGGTTCATGAGCGCGAAGTCCTGAGCCCGGCTAGACGCGCGGTGCGTCATAAAAGCGCTGGCAACTGGGTTCCAGTCCATGCGGGACGTATCTGCCGCATAAAGATCGGCGGCGGCTTTGATCTAAATCATGTCCGATGGATCGCGCCGAGAGCGCCGATCGGGTGCCGCGCCTCGGCCATCGCGGCCGTGTACGCGGCCATGAAGTCCGGGCTGCCGACCATTCCGGGCAACGGCCGGCGCTTGAAGCCGCGGCTTCGGCCGGGCCACGCTCGGTATCGTGGCGGCGTTTGAACAGGACCTTGGCGTTCCGGTCGTACAACCGATTGCCGTCCGCATTTGGCAAATTCAGCGACGCCTGCATGTTCGTCAGCCCATCAAGGGCTATGGCATCCTGCTGGAGACTCTGCCCGTATAGTTCCGCAGTGGACGGTGCTGCCGTCTTGCGCATCGGTGTGGGCTTCGGTGGATACCAGCTACAAGGCACCGCCAATGCCCTGGGTCGCTTGCTACCGCACGGGGTCGTTTTCGTCCGGCCCCATCGCCTTGCTCCCGATCGGGTGCACGGCCTCGTATTGCGCAATTTCCGCGTCGGTCCATGGATGGTGCCCGTCAGATTTGGCCTTCGGCAGTGTCACGCCTTGGGTCGGGTCGGCCTTCAACAGGCCTTGCGCGACTGCAAATTTGCAGAAGGCGCGCAGGGCCGTGAGCCAATTGCGGGCCGCGAAGGGTTTGAGTGTCGAAAGGACGGCCGCGATGAAGGACGAGGGCATGCCGGCCAGCCGCTCGTGGCCGTACCGCTCGCGGAACCGGTTCAGCACCGATCGCTGTTGCGCTTGGGTGCCCTTGGGCCGCGAACCGAAGTAGAGGGTCGAGTCCAAATAGGCGGCAACGGCAGCCGCGATCGTGCCCGCCTTGCTACGCGCCCGGCGGAAATAGTGATGAGGCCTGCCGTCCTCGTCCACCCAGGCCTGTACGAACCGCAATCGCAATTTGCTCATTCCCCTCTCGCTTTCTGGGTTAGCTTGTTCCAACGCTCAGTGTTGGCCTCGCCCTCCTCCTGGTCGAAGACCACCGTCATTTTGCCGCCCTTCGGCAGCTCGAACTCGACCTTGCTCGCGCCGACCTCTTTGGCGGCCCGGATCGCGTCCTGTTGTCCTTTGGTGAAGTTGCTCCGTCCGCGCATATTCGTGCCCTCGGTTCGAAAGAGATGCAAAACGGTGCAACGGTCGGCGAAGGAACGCAAATCTTTGCACACCCTGTTTTTCGGATCATTCGGTGGCTCAATGAGTTAACCCAGGTTAAAAACGCAAAAAAACGAAAAGCGCGGCCGCGCAACCATTGGACCCTACGTCACAAGGAACACCACCGGCAGGGCATGGTCGCTTCCGGTATTGGCCGGGCCGCAGCGGCCGCATGAGGCGTGCCGGTGGTTAGACGCTGATGCCATTGAGCCTGGTGCGCACGGTGGCTGTGCTTGTGCCGGCGGCCTCGGTTGCGGCGCCGATCAGCGTATTGCTGCCGACCGTGGTGGTGCAGTTTTTGGCCACGCTGTCCCAGTAGATGCGGTCGCCCTGGTTGACGGCGACGCCGCTTGCCTTGAGGAGATCGAATACGCCGTTGATCGCCAGCTCGACCACCGCGCCTGCTGCGGCGTCGTAGGACGCGACGCCGGCGAGATGCCCGACGACGATGAACTGGCCGGAAAGGACGCCGCCGCTCGGCGCGACCACGGGAACGGTTAACCGGGTTGGACGAAGTTCTTCATTTGCTACCAGCCTTTCACGCTTCTAACAGCGATGGTTCGCACCGGCTGTGCGCCGGTTAGATTGTTAATTGCGTTTTCGAGTTGCGCGATGGCTTGGCGCATCTCGTCCGGCGTTCCGTAGTCAACGCTCTTGCTGTCATAGGCCACGCGCTGCGTGCCCGCGTAGTAAGCCTCTTTGATGTTTGTTAGCTGCGCTTGCAGCGCTGCAAGATCGTCGGCCATAGCTACGCTCCGGCGTTGTAGAACCAGCCGCGCCAATCGACGAAGCCGCAGCCGAAATCGAGGCGGACGCGAGTTTCGAGACCGTCGATTTGGAAGCCGAGCCGCGCCTCGATTTGCGGGCCGGGGAAGCTGGCGAGATACGCGTATTCGAGCCCGTCGATTGTGCCCGGATCGGCGACGACGTACCAAGCTGTCGCCGGCAGGCGCGGCTCGACCACGAGACGAGTTAGCTTCGAGAACGGATTGACCTCGCCGACCACAACCGGGCGGATTTCGGTGATGATTTTTTCGCCGGTGGTTTCCAGCTCGGCGGGCACCACGAGGATTGAGGGCACGACGTTGATGAGGCCGCCGCCTTTGCCCTTCTGGTGCCGCATAGCAAGCCGGGCGCTCGACAAGGATGTAACGCTCGGCGGGCCGATATTTGCAACGACGGCCTCGATGTTTCCGTGCGCGGTGTGGAACAAGGTATTGCTATCGTCGTTCATCACCGGGCCCATGCCGGAATTGGAGATGAGCAAATTGACGAGCGTTGTCGCCTCGAACTGCGCGGCAGCAATGCCGAGCCGTCGGTTTAGATCGCCCATGGCGTTGAGATCGTCGTTTACTAACAGTTTCCGCGTGAGCGGAACGATCGAGCCGAACGTGTTGACCGCGTAGCTCTCGCTCGCGTCAACCATCTGTTGCGATTTGAACTCACCCTTTTCATTGACGGGCAGCAGCTGAACGCCGGTCGAGTCGAGCATGATGCGGAAGCGGGCGCGGAAATCGACGTTAGTCATTTGCCGGCCGACTTCCTTCAGGCCGCTCGGTGCGGCTTCGTAAGCAACGCGCAATGTTTTGTTCAGCAACACATTCATCATAATATTTGCGTAGTCGCTTGTCGTGCCGGCGCCTTGCAATGCGCGGGTGATCAGCGTGTCAGCGCTGAGTCCGGTGGTGCTCTGCCCGGCGCGGTGCAAGCACAGCTTGGCCACCTCGGCGAGGGAAGCGTTTGCATATTCGCGGGCCGCCTCGCTCGGCTTTGCCGTCGCATCGATGCGGCAATAGAGCCCGTCCGCCACCGTGCGCGAGAAGAATTCCGGATCGTCGAGGCTCGCATGCCCGTTCGGGCTGATCGCGATCGAGCCGCGCTTGATTACGTCATCGAACAATGCCGCCCTCGCTTCGTCGAGGTCGGCACCACGGTCGATGAGATCATCGACCACGGCTTGCGCGACGCCGGCGCGCCTGGCGAGCTGGCGGATTTGCTGATTGATCGACGTGCGGTCGATAATGTCCGGCATGGTCTGACTCCTTGTATGCGCGGCGCGATCGGCGGGAACGCCGACAAAGCTGACCTCGCGCGGCGTCCATTTCGCTGCCCGCTTGACGCGTTTGCCGTCGGCGGTGGCTTCGTCCCACTGCTCGACCGAATAGCCGATGCTCAGATTGCGGATGATGCCGCGGCCGATGTCGGCCACCGTTCCAGCAAGCTCGGGCCGGGATGAAAGCCGAAGCCGCGCCACGATCTGGTCGCCCTCGACGCGGGCCGAGTCGACCACGCCGATCACGTTGTCGAGCCCGTCCTGGCGATGCGAGTTGAGAACGGATGCGCCACGTAGCGCGGCGAGATCGGCGCCGTTGACGTCGAGCACTTCCAAATATTTGCCCTTCGCGTCGCGCCTTTCGACCGGCGTTGCCGACGCGATGACGGCCTCGATCTCGCGCGTCTCTTCGTTCCAGCTTGCCGGGCTTGCGGCGGCCTCGCGGAGGATGAGTCTATACTTCGTCAATGAGGGCATTTGCTGTGCCTCCCGGAATTACCTCAGGGTGATCAGGGTCCTCCGCGATCTCACGATCGACGTCTTCGATGTCTCTGCCGTCCTTGGCTATGATCGCGGCTCGCGATGTAACCTTGTTCGCCAGCTTGATCTGATCAGCTTGGCTGTCCTTGACCGGATCGAGCGACGGCCACGCCGGCCAGCGGAAATCGACCGAGTAGTAAAGCTCCGGGTTGGCCTCGAAATCGCGCGCCGCGAGACGGCCGCTTAGTATTTCGACGGTGATGAAGCGTTCCCAAGCCGGTTGCAACAGCTGCGCGACCAAATGCGATTGCTGAATTCGCGAGATACTTCTTTTGAATTGCTCGACGCCCATTCTCGCGGACGAGTAATTCACGTCGCTTAGATCGCCGGTCAGCAGGCTATGCGGCACGCCACCACCGCTCGCGATCGAGCGCAAGATGTGTTTCATAAATTCGCCGGCGCTCGACGTGTCGGGAATGTTCTGCGGCCAGCACACATCGCAACCGGGTGGCAGGACGCGCATCACACCAGGCTCAAGAGATAGCTCAGGGAACGGGCCGCGTTGCGACGGCTGCGCTTCGCTTACTAAGCCACTCGCGCCTTCCAAATCTTTAATAAATGCCGTAAACAATGCCGCGACGTTCATGCGAGCTAACATTGCGTCTTCGAGCCGATCTAATTCGAGCAACCGAGACGCGATAGGAGTAAGCCAAGAGATGCCGCGAACAGCTCCAGGAAAGGAACTAACAAACACGTGTAGCATGTCATCAGCTGGAATGCGCTCGGGTAGAGGAAAGATCGCCCACGGCAAATCCATCTGGTACGGAATAACCCAGTAGGCAACGCGCCGCCCTCCCATGTCGCATTCGACGCCGTAGAAAATGCGGGCCATGTCAGGTAGTACACGAGTAAGCGGCCGCCATACCTGCTCACTGTTTATTAGCTTCAACCGCAGCTCGCGATCAACGATCGGCATTTGTAAAAAGCTGTCACCGGTGATGATCAGGTTGCGCACGGCTTTCGCCAGGAGCCCGGCGAGATCGCCCGTTCCTTCGGCGTCGCAACGCCTCGCCCACGAATTCCAGCGCCGTTCAAGATCGCGGCGCGCGGCCTCATCCGGATGTTGCGATCTAACGGTCGGGCCGGTCGAGATCAGATTTTCAATCCAGCAGGAAATGAAGCTCGCGGCCGTCGGGCTGTTGTTCGCGAGCCATGCCGAATTCCGGGCCACCGGGCCGCCGGCTGCCAAGCTTTGGCTTACCGGGCTCCAGATCACCGATTGCCGCGGCCACCGGTCTCCGTGTCCGGCTGCGTCAAAGCCGCTCGCGTTGCCGCCCTCCGCGTCGGAGTACATCCGTCCAAACGCGGCGGCAGCAGCACGAGTAGCCTTGGCAAGGCGCGAGAACATTATTGCGCCCTCACCTCGGGAATTAGCCCAAGCCGCATGCACTTCCGGGCGAAGGCGCACATGATGATCTGCGGCGGCAGCCCGAGGGCCACCGCAAGCTCGTGCAGCGTCGGATTGCCGCCGGCAACAAGATCGGCCTGGGCCTCGCGAACGTCGCGCCAGCGCCCGGCGGGCGGCCCGCCAGGAAATAGCTCCTGGTTCTCGATCAGGCTGCCGAGCGTCTCCGCCAGGAGCGCGGCGACGCGCGTGGTCGAGCGCCGCATCTCGCGCGCGATGCTCGTGACGGTGTACCCGCTTGGATCAGGCGCGGCGGTCATTGGAGCCTTTCCGGAATGCTCGCCTCGACCAGCGCGCGCGCTTTGATGCCAGCCCGGCGCGCCTTCACGGCGATGTCGATCGCCTTGTCGCGTTCCTCGACGTAGGGCGCGAGCAGCGCGTCCAGCTCGGGGCCGGGCGCCGGCAGGAAGGGCGCCTTGAAATCGATCTTTGCTCGCCTCGCGTTGCGCCGCACGTCCTCCAGGACGCCGCGAATGTTCACAGCGACGCTCCGGACCGCCGGCTGGCCAGTGGCCTTCGAGGCATCGGTTACGATCTGATACGGGTCATCGGTCGTCGTGAGGCACGCGACGTGATGGCGTTTGCCGCCGGGATTGAGGAATTCAACGATGGTGAAGAACACAGGCGCCTCGGGCTCGGCGTCGGCCTTGGCGACGGCGATCGACCATTGGTCGGCGTGCACGCGCACCAGCTGCGCGGCAAATTCCTTCACGAACACGGACGCGAGCGCATCGACCAGCATCGGCGCGACGCAATCAAGCTCGATGAAGCCCAGGCCCTTCCAGCATTCGCGCCGGCCGAAGGCGCCGGCGATCTGGTCGCGACGGCGCAGGAGCTTCAATTTCTGCACGTCGAGGCCCGACGCGGCCAAATATTCGTCGAAGGTGATCGAGCGCATGATGGGCGCCTCCGGGTGTCATTGGTGACACGCGGATGTCTATGCCTGGATCATCGGGGATGCAAGTCTACGCCAAATCCCGTGGCCGTCACGGCGAAGATGGTCAATACCGGCGGACCCCTGGGCGGCCGGAAAAAGGGACAATTGTCCCTATTTCCCGCGGAGCGTGCTGCGGCTCTGCTCATCGTGAAGGAAAGAAGGTTGATATTCCAAAAACGGAAAATCAACGAAAAATCGGCCGGCTAAATCTCCGAACGGGGATTTAGTTTCTGCGGATATCCCCGCCCTTGCGTCATGAACCGCGATCGAAACACGCTCGGCGCCGGCGCGGCGGCCGCGATGGCGCGCAGGGCGTCCTCGCGCTGATCGAGCGGGATCGTGAGCCCGGACCGGGCGGCAAAGTTATACACAAGACAATCCAAAGCCTCGGCCCGCGCGCGATCGCTCTTGCGCTCGAACCGGCGGACCGGGCGGCCCTTGACGTAGCGGACCACGCGCCTCTCGCTCGTCAGCTGCTCGTAATAGACCGCCTCCAATGACCGCGAAAACCGGATGCTTCGGCCGTGCTGTAACCTGTTAAAGATAGTGCTCTTGATCGTGTCGACTCCCACAAGAAACAATCTGCCGCCGTGCTGGCTCTTCGCCTTGAGCTTTGCCACTTGCAGCGCCGGCCGGGCGCCGGCCATGCCCTTGCCGGCCCAAATGCGTCGCGAAAGGCGCGGGAAGCAGAACGAGTACGCGGCCTCGGTGTACGCCGAGGAGTCGACGATCGCCGCGTCTATGCCGAGCATGCCGCCGTACGGGTGCCGGAACTTCGAGCGCAGCAGCTCGTCCAATTCCAGCCAGGCTGTCTCGTCGGTCGCCGGCGGGCCCCAGACGACCACGTGCCCGAGCACGAGCGCCTCGCTCGATCGCGTCCAGCCGACGATCGAGGCCTCGATGCGATCGTCCGGGAGGTCGACTCCGGCGGTGACGATGAGCACCTCGGCCGGGATCGCGTTCAGGCCCCAGTCCTCAGCCCGTGAGGCAAGCGCGGCCTCATCGATTTCGACGCCAGGCGCCGACCAGCCTTGCGCCAGGACCGTGTTTGCAAACACTTGCAATTCTTCGGGCCGGTCCTTCGCCTCGATGAATTCGGCCGCGAGGCGGCCCCAGCTCGCGTTGGCGAGCAAGCTGACCAAAGCGCTGAGCCTGAAGCCGGCGTGCCTGCTTACTGGGTCCGCAGGCGACCCGGTAAGCATCGGGTCCGCTGGCGACCCGATGATCGTGGGTCCGCTGGCGACCCGCGCTAAACTCGGGTCCACTGGCGACCCGACTTTTGTCGCCCTCCACCGTCCCGCCGCGACCATGCTTGCCTTGTGGCGTTCCTCGATCAGCTCGGTGCAATGCGGGCACCGGAAAGCCGCGCGCTCGGGCTCGCTGGGCGGCCATTCGATATGCTGCCAGAGTATCTCCGTGAACGCGCCGCAGCTCGGGCATGGCACCTCGAAGACTCGTTGATCGCTCGCCGCGTAGGACGCCAGAACGGCGGACGTTTCCTCAAAAACGGGCGTCGAGCCGATGACGATTTTTCGGTTAGCAAACGTCAACGTGCGGCGCTCGGCGAGCCTGATCGGGTTGCCCTCCGCGGTGGTTTCCATCGCGTCAGCTTCATCGATCAGCAAGATGCGGGCTGTATGCCGCCGCAGGTTCCTCGGCGCACGGGCCGCCACGACCTTCAGGGAGCCGCCAGGGAAGCGCCGGTGCAGGAGCGTGTTGCGCTCGCCCTCCTCCACATCGTCGCTCAGGAGCCCGCGCAAGGCCGGCGAGGCGGCAAAGATCGGCTCGACGTCGGAAACCATGTAGTCGCGCGCGTCGCTCTCGGTCGGCAGCAGCGCGAGAATGGGCGCCGGCTCGTTCGCGATGTAGGCGCCGATCGTGCCGGTCAGCAGCGTGGTGAAGCCGAGTCTTGCGGCCTTGACCAGGGTGACGCGCTCGATCGCGGGATCACTGATCGCGTCCGCAATTCCCTTCTGGTACGTGTAGAGTCTACACGGGCCGGGCAAGGCCGACAACGTCCGCCGGCAAGCGAAGCTCGCGCTCGATCCATTCCGAGAGCGCAAGCCGCGGCGGCGGGATGAGGCTGCGCAGCGCATTGCGGCGGACGGTGGCGATGTCGGCCATGGCGGACTATGCGCTAACTAATTCAAGAATTGTATTTGTTCCCTCGGCGACGTTCTGGGTGAATGTTAATCCTACCGCGCTCACGCCGCCCGAAATTCAGGCCACGTAGGGATGTTTCCGTCGATCAGCCTCCTGGGTCACTTTAATTGATTCAATTATCGCGCTCGACCTCATTGCATTTGACGATGACGCGGGCCTGGGAGAGCGTAGTCCGCTGCACAACCTCTCCAGTTTCCGGAGAGGTTAGGTCCGTGCGCGCGGCCGAAGAAGGGTGAGGAAAAAGGTGATGCTATCACCATTTCCAGGGGATCGACGGGCCGCGCCTACATCCTCGCCCGCCTCGATCGCGCCACGCTCTACAAAACCTCCCCATAATACGAAAAATGGGGCAGTTTTACGCTACGCCGGGACATGGGGGCGATCGTTAAATCAAAAAATCAAGGTTGGCCGCCGACAACCTTGATCACCGCGCTCGGCCTCATTGCCGCCGATCGGCGCCGCGCTCGACCTCATACCGGCGGCAGCAAAGTTCCCAAATGGCGGACATTGTCCGCCATTTTGCCCTCGGGAAAAGTTCACGAGGATGAAATAATCAAAAATCCTCGCATACCCGCGAGCGCTGCCGACCTCCCCGCACCGGTTTGCAGCGCTCGCAACTACGCGGCCCGGTCCTCGCCCAGCTCGGCGAGCGCGTCCCTGATCTCGCGGTCGATCTCGCCCACGTCGTGCGGCCCGAGATGCGGCAGCCGTTGCGCCGCCCGCGACGGCACCGCGAGCAGCCGGGCCCGGATGCCGGAGAGGATGGCGGACCATTGCCGCTCAACGTCGCCGACGTCGAGCAGCGCGCCGCGGAGACGCGCTGATTTGGTTTCGACCAGGCTGGCCTGCGCCGCAGCCAAACGCGCACGGGCGGCCGTCCCTGTGGCAATGGCGGCCTCCCCGCCGCGGCCGGTCGCAAGCTGCCGGAGATGCGCGCAGTACCGCGGGACGCTCGCCGCGACGTCGAATTTGTTCCGCCCGACGGCGACGACATGCCCGGCCTTCGCCATGTCGCGGACGGCGCGATCGCTGATGCCAAGCAACGAGCCCAAGGCGGCGGCGGAAACCGGTGGCAGTTCTGCCACGGGTTTTTGATCGGGCGCGGCGGCGGTGGCGGCGGGCATGACGCGTAGTAACACACGATCTCGCCCTTGCTGCAAAGCTTCTTGCGCCAGCGGCGGATCGTATCGCTATCCGGAAGCCCGTCATGGCCGGCCGATAAACCCATGGTAGAACTACCAGGGGTTTTCGGCGGCCTCCCGCCCTTCGCCTTCTCCTGCTGGTCCCACCAAACGACGAACTCGGCTCGCGGCAATAAAACCCCGTCGCAGAACAATGACGGG